GTAAGGCTGGAGTACCAGTTTTCCATTGAAATTTCTTTGAGAATGTAGAACCTTTATAGATTGTTAAATCAATGTGAGCTGGTTGCATTTGTTTTCCTGTTATAGATTAATTTGTTTAACACGCATTGTTGCTGAAGGAGTTGAAGGACAAAATGCTGTTGCAGCTGGAGCGCTAATACTTACAGCCAAGTTATCACAAGCATGCATTAATTCAAAGTAGTCACCTGCTTCCATACTAACTGTGAAACTCCATGATGGAGCCATCTCCACACCATTGCCAACTGAGGTTACCTTTGTAGTACTTCGAGGAATATCTACGCCATTCTTTCTAGCCCAAATATAAGTATTTTTCTGAGAAGAGTTCGTAGATACAAGTTGCAATCTAAAGTCGAATTCATAAAGACCTGCATTGTGTGTTACAAACCTAGAAGAGGTTGACATAGACACACCACTTGCAAAATCCATCTGCTCAAATGTAATTGGAATTGCCGTATTAATTTCAGATGGGGATTGTGTTAAAGCACTATAAAAATTTCCGTAAGATAAGCGTGGAAAAATTGTAGGTCTAACTAATATCGCTCCATTTGTAGCTCCTACCCTAACAACAGCTGCAACTGAAATTGCAACATTTGGTGCAGTAGGTCTAACTTTAGTAAAAGCTCCTGCCTGTGTTGGGTGGACCCAAAGTAAGTCACCAACTTGCCAAGTTTCATTTACTGAAGAACCTGTAGTATTAAGAGAACGAACTTTACCAAAAACTGTAGCTCTACCTGTTCCACCTGCTTCGATAGTATTAGTTAAAACACCTACTAAATACAACGGTTCAACTGAACCATCTGAAATCATTGGGACTACGGTAGGTGAATCTGTATCAGTTACGTTGGAGAATCTAACCACTGTACCATTTAATATAGGTTGGTCAGTGTCATTTCTCACAATAATATAGTTCTCTAAACCTGTCTGTAATCTGGAACCGTCAGCTTGGACAATATCTAAGCAGTCCTCTTCATCGTTCCATGTGAGCATACCCGGTAGGAAATCCTCGTCCGTCAGGTTAGCAGTAGTATTCATCTGAACATAATCAAATACTGGATTAGTTGAAACACTGACCGCCTGATTAATATGCTCTTCTACGGCTTTACCCTTAGTAACTATCTTACTACCATCTGACATTAAAACGACTAAGTGACCTTGGGCATCAAAATCCATCGCTTTAATTGAAATAGCTGGTGATTCAACTGCCTTAGAAACCATATCATAAGGGCTTCCCTGCATGCTGCGTACAGCTTGTAAATGAGCAGGGACCTTAGGGGCAACTGCCTTAGCGGGTTGATTCTTCTTTTCTTGTATTTTTACGGCACTCATACCTGAGAAGATAGCTTCCTCTTCAGTTTGGCCCTTAGCTAGAGCAGTATTGGCGGTTTTAGCAAATAACTCTCTTAAAGCTAGAGACTTTCCATGCATAGCAGGAGTTGTGTTAATTGCATCCCAAGCCATAAGCTCTCCTTTATAAATAAGAATAACCCCGCAACTAAGGCGGGGTATAATAGAACTATTATATCATAAAAATAGTCATAATTCAAGAGGAATTAGGAATATTTAGCTTTTATAATATCCTCAACAGATTGTTCGACAGACTTTTTGGCAGGTTTCTTAAACGCTTCCTCTGCATTCTTCATAGCTGCTAGTGAAGCAATACGGGCCTTCTCTTCAGACCCTGTATCTTTAAGCGTTTGATTGAATACCTCGATTGCTACCTTTTGAACAGCATCCGATTTTTTAGAAGCCCATTGTGGTGGGTTACTTTTTGAGTATGGCATATTAACCTGCGTTTTCTAAGTTGTTTGAACTAGTGTCAGTACCTGACGGGTTATTGGCTGTGCCTTCACCTGCAGTTTTAAAACCGTCACCACTTCTAGAAGTTTTAGCGGGAATTAAATCTTGATTAGGCTCTTCGTCTTCTGGTAAAGCATCAATGCCAACTGACTCACGAATTCTGTTAAGAACATCACGGTCAACTTCGAGTACAGAAGTACTAGCATAACGTTGAATAGCTTTGCTAAATGATTCTAAGTCTTCAGTCTGGATATTATCAAAGTCCATGTAACCCATGCGTGAGGTGTCCCAACCATTGAGTTCATATGTTTGACGAATTAAGTCATCATTAATTACCTGAGTAATCTTCTTGAGCATAGATTCAGCAGCAGAGCCAGATAATGAACTCTTGATTTGACCTAATGCAAAAGAACCGCCGCCAGTTTGACCCATAGTTAATAGGTCAGCGAATAAAGAAGTTAGAATTAAATTCTTGTAATACTCTTTAATCTTTGTAGTATCCATTGCCTTACTGCCGTTTAAGCTTAATAGCTCTAGGCTGAATAAAGGCTGGCGCGTATCTTGGTCATATGCTTGTGGCAAGATTAATGCTGATTGCTGATTAACCTGAAGGTTACGCATTACGTTCTCGTAATATGCGCGAATAGCTTTTTGTTCTGGTGAAGCATCAGCAGCTAAATATTGTGGAGGTAACTTTAGTACTGGTAGACCAGCTAAGTCTTTTGCTACACCGTTAGCTTCAATCTCTTCGATTACACTTAAGAATCTCCATGCTAAGTATGCATCACGTAGTGGTGATTTACCGTATGGGTCACCCTTGTGCTTACCTGCGCGAAATAGCATAATCTTGCTACGGGGTAGTACGACTGCCTGATTTGAGCGTTGTGAGTAACGATTATATGGGTCACTCACTTGTGTTAGGTCTTGGCGTACACCTAAAATTTCATTACCGTCATCTGAGAATACAAAGCGTTGGATTGTTTCTTGATTACGAATAGGTAATTTCTTCCAGCCAATTAGACCGTCATTATATTTTGAGCCATTCTCTTTAGTGCGTCTGCGGTAAACTTTTTCGTGTACGGAAAAACCATAGACGTTTGAGCTTAGTGCATCACTAATAAAATCTGACCATGTTTGACCAGAAAGGTCTTGCATCATTTCATTAATAGCTCTAGCTTGGTCAATTTCAGCAGGAGTAGCATCCTTAGGCGCTTTAAATTTCCAATCAGCCTTGCTAATTAGCGTATCAAATAAAGATAGCGCTGAATTAATAGTCCCATGATAGGACATTTGCTTGTAAGTTTGGATGCTATTTGGAAAGTTTAATTCTTTCTTGATTTCATCTTGAGTTACACCAGCATAGACATTCAAACCTAGGTAGCCAGCTTCCGACATTTTAAATCGTTCTGGTGTATCGCCCATTGTGGCTTTCTCGATAGTCTCTTGTTTCTTTGGTCGTGCCATTCAAAGGCTCCTTAGTTAAAGTCCGATAGTTGTAAATTGAGGTAATGCTACATTCATCTGTGGCATACGGTCAAAAGGGTTACTACCTGTTAAATCGGGTAGTGAAAATATAGGTAAGGAATGCTCCTTGTTTAGAAGTAACATACAGTCACTACAGCAGTCCACTTGGTCATCCTTTTTCTTAGGGTCACCATCGAAAACTTCCAGCTCATCGAAGAAATCTTTATTCCAGTTTGCTTTTACAATATTCACAAAGCCAGCTTGAGCTAAACTTGAGAATGGAGCAAAACGAGTAATTTTAGATTTTACTGGTTTGGTTAATCTACAGACGAAACCCATCTCAGCTAATTTACGCTGTAAGTCTTTTGCATAAGCACCAGCAGCTGCAGCAGGGTCGAGTGGGATTGAGATAATAACGCCTTGACCATCGTGTAATGCAGTCTGAAAGATTAATTTCTCAACTTCATGTACTCTGTCACGTAATGAAACTACATCTTCTACTGTATAGACCTTAGCATCATCTTTTGATACTAAAATACCACGAGTCCAGTCTGGATTAGGATATTGCTCAGAAGGCTTGCTAAAGGCGAAATCCCACGCTCTAACACGTTGCTTGGCCCTACCATTAGGAAGGTCAACTAAGCCGCACCATTCGCGTTTAAACAGCCCTGCAGACTCCATACGCGCATACCATGAACCATCCAGTAATCTTTCTTTCTCTACACGAGGTAAGGACATTAAACGACTGATATAATCTGGTTGAGCTTTTAGGAGTGGAGGGTTATCTCGACAAGTAGCACCAATGAATGTAAATGAACTGATACCAGATTCATCACCCTTACCGTGAACAGTTTCCGCCTCTTGTAAGCTATTATACCACAACATAGTATTGCCTTGGCGGAAGAAGAAACGTTTATCTCCAGTTTTCTCTGGTAATGGGATACCTGTTTGAGGGTCTAGATAATAGTCCTCTAGCCAATGACGTAAAAAACTATTATAGTCAGGGTTAGTCATTAAGAACATCTGAGGTGTGTAGTCTACGTAAGCATTACGCATACGTGAGAGTAAGTACACAACCATTTCTTCTTCGAAGTCTGTTGCTTCATCGAAAATAACTAGACTATATTGACCACCCTTATGGTCGTACATGTTCATTGCGTGTTGCATGTGACTGAACTTGAGTAAAGCACCATTGGGGAATACAAGTTCAAGTTCGCGGGTTCTGATACGAAGATTTGGGTAAAGGCTTGTGTAAAGGTTTACGGCTTCGTGCCAGATACTACCGGGTGCAGTGAGCATCTTAGAAGTCCTACGGAAAATAACTCCCGTAGCTCTTGGATGCTGCATGAATTTTAAGGCAATGAGTAACGCAGTATAAGTTTTACCTGAACCTGCTGCTCCACCTGCTAATGTAATAGTGGCATCACTATTTAAGAACATCTCTTGCTTTTTGGATGCTGGTCCGATAACTACTTGGCTACTCATTTAAATCCTTATGTATTTTCGTTAACTACTTTGAGGCTGAAGATTGGAGCATTTTGTTGCTGAATCTCTGTGCCTTCTACTTCTTCTGCATCTTCGCTGTCATATACATCTAATGTAAGTCTGCGATAGTTGTCAAGTAAAATAGTAGCTGCTTTTAATTGGTTCTGATGACTAGCTTCTTTATTCTGCATAATTTCGGCAGCAGAAGTAATAGCCTTAGCAACGTGTGGCTTAATCTTGCGAAGAAGCATAAT